CTGGCGTATGTTGTGGTAATGGTAGCCCATGTTTCATATCCGACAACCTTTGCAGAGTTTGTCAGAGATGAAGTTGGTTTTGCTACGTTTGTTATCATCGGTTATTTCCCACGTTAGGAATCATTCTCTTTTTACTATCTGTGTTCCTTAAAGAGAAGTAGTCTCTCATTTTTCCTTCCTCTTTTTGTAGTTCTACAGCGAGTGCGTTCAGGTTTGGAAGTCCTAGTGCTACTGCTCCGTCATACGCAGAAGCTACTACAAACCCCCTATGAAGAAAGCTGGCTACTCCAGGCTGTTTAGTGGTGTCTGTTGCCAGTAGGTACGAAGGAGTCCTCTGGAAGTAATACTTAATGCCCTCGGCTACGTTAGCTATAGGCTTTGGGTACAGTTTTACTACGTTGTCAGCAACAAGGTCATACTCCTGTGGAATACCTGCTGTTTTCTTGTATTCGTCTAATGCACCGACAATCTCCTTAGCGTCTATCTTTTTAAGCTGTGTCCAGTTACCTGCAGAGTTAAGAACGTCAATTCTAGTGATGTTGGTGATTCTGTTTCCGTCTTGGTCTGTAAGGAATGAGTAGGTGGATTGGTCTGCAATAAGATTAGTTGTTCCTATTGGTAGCTTCGTGTGATTGGTGTCATCTAGCTGAAAGTTTCTATCAATACCCACGCCATAGTTGAAAATCCTATCAAGCCAGTTGTTAGTTGAGTTGGTGATGTTGGAAGTAGCCCATTGAGTAGAATCAACACGCATCAAAGCCCTTGTTTGCTGAACGATACCTGTGTTAGTTACTGTGTCTGAGAATACCATTGTTGTTTTCTTATTACCGTGCTAATTCCTTCCCACCACGAATGATGGAGAGGGTTAGAACGTTATGCGATACGAGAGAAGGTGTACGCTGTTGCAGAACTAAACATAAGACGGAAACAAGCCTGTCCAGTTATCCCTGAAGGAACTGTTAGTAAGCCTGATTCTGCCCCGTTTGCTGCTGCGAGAGCTGAAAGAATACCGTTTACTGCAACTGCAATAGTTACGGTGTTTGCACCTGCTGTGTTATCTACAAACAAATCAAGAACAGTGCCTCGTACTGCATTAAGCTCTGCACCAAGCAAGGTTCCTGTAGGAAGCGTGATGGCTGTAGCTGCTGCTGATGTTGAGGTAATGTACCCTGACTTTACTTGTCCTGCTGTTGCGGTAGCCGTAGCGTTAATAGCTTGCGGTGTATTCGTAATAATAGGAGTTTCTATTCTTGGTTGTGTAAGAGTTGGATTTAATCCATTTGGTTGTGCCATATGTATGTGTTAGTTAGTAAGACCTTTCGAGGGGAGTAAGATTAATTATTTTTAATGTATTTATAGGCTTAGTGTAGTAGATTTGAAATCGGTGGGAAAACAACTCTACTACATTAAACCTATAACACTTTTAATAATTCTCCCTACTCCCCCAAAAAGGGGATTTAACTATGCAAGTGTAATGTCTACGATTAGAGCAGCCTTTGGAGCCCAAAGTTTGAATCCAATGTATCCGTAAGTTACAACTTCCATTCCAGTCTTTAGAGATACTGACTTCTCCTCGAAGCGAATACCTCGTGGTGAAGCGTATGTCGCTACGTTCTTGACTCCGAATACTCGGTGTGCAGAGTTTGTGTAAGTTGTTGTTCCAAGAGTTTCTGAAGCGAAAGTTCCTGTGCGAACAACGTGAATGTCTACACCCATGTAGTTTCCGATGAAACCATTTTTAAGTGCTGAGTCTGCAAAGTTGAAACCGTTTGTTGCCTGAGCTTGAACGAATCCAACCATGTCAGTGTTCTCGATAACGAGGAACAATCCCTTGTACACATCATCAAACCCAGAAACCTGTGAAATCAAGTTAGACATGATTACATTGATGTTTGCTGCGGTTGTGAATCCTCCTGCTGGAGTTGTGTAAGCTCCTGTTCCATCTTCACAGAGGTTGTTAAGAACAAATCGGTCGATTCTGTTTGCTACTTGATATACAGACTCATCAGTTCGTGATGCGAATAGGTCGAAGTTAGTAAGCACATCTTCAAAATCAAAGATATGTTCTGCTACGATTACTTCATCAGTGACTGTAAGAGTGTCATCTGTAGTAGTGAAATCAGCGACTGTGTAAGTTCCGACAATAGCCTGAACTACCGCAGTTGGCTGTGAGCCATACGGAGATTGAATTCTTTTGTTGTCTGTTCGGTCTACATTACAGATTTTCTCTGCAACAAGACGGTTTCTTAGTGCTTGTTCAAGAGTTGCCTGACGAAACTTATCGCGGTATGTTCTTGAGCTTATAGTGTTAGCCATTTAATTAGGGTTAAAATTACTTTAATAACCCACCGATTTAGAGGCTATTTCACGCCCCATCTAGCTCGGACAAGTCTATTGATGTCTTCTACGTCTTCAGGCATTTCTCCTTTAGATGCCTTAGATAGCAACACTTCGTCTGAGACTTTACCAGAACTGCGTCTTGCTGTACCAACATTAGATGCTGATGCAGTCTTTCGCATTTCTGCTTTGTCACTCAGGATTGTCTTAACCAGATTTGTCTTTAGAGCGTCTGCGATTGATATTTTCTTGAGTTGAGCGTATTCACGCACCTCCTCTACATCATCTTCAGGTACTTTTGCGTCAAACAGAGCATATAAATCCCTTGTGTTGATGTCACCAATCTTCTTAGCAGAATCTACTCGCATTTCAGGTTTCTTAGACTTATTTCGTTCTAGGATAGCCTTGTATTTAAGAGCTTCTGCCTTCCAATCAGTTCCATCGTCAACAGGTTCATCGTTTTCTTCCTCTGGACTTTCATCTTCGGTTTCTTCAATAAACTCCGTTGCTTCATTGTTTTCATTATCGTGCTGTTCAATGCCTTCAGCAGTTGTTTCATCATTTTCCATAGTGATGTTCTAGTTTTTAGTCCTGTTTTTACAGAGGTGGATTTCTCGTTGGTATAATTATACCATTTTTAATGACACGCTACTATTTACTATTCTTATTTACTACTATTCTTTTTGTTTACCGCTTCCTGCTCCTCTGGTGTAAGGTCTTTAGCCTCAGCAAGCATCTTCATCATATTAAGCCCTGCTTCGACAGCGTTCATGTATTTGTTTCTCGTTAGGAGAGTTATATACAGTTCGTCATCTTCCTCAGGGTCATACGCTAAGTCTACCTGCTTACCATCTGGGTTTTCTAGGAGGGCTATAGACACATCAAACATTTCAAGAAGTCTCTTGCGTGGCTCTATTATCTGAGCTATTTGGTCAAGGCTTGCCCCGACAAGCTTTTCTTCTGGAACACTTATCCAAAAGTCAGCGATTTGTCCGATTTCAGCTTCATCTCCGAACTTAGCAAAGAACCTTTTTCTTACAATATTTCTAGTGTTTGCGTCTGCGAATGTCTCCTTGATAATCTTCTTCTGTTCCTTTGATAGCTTGATACCAAAGAACAGTGAACGAATAACCTTGAGGAGAGCTTCGTTGCCCTTAAATACCCTCTTAATCAGTTCGTTCTCTGTTTTAATTCTATCCATCGTTTTTTATATTAGTTGTTAACCCGTAAATCCTCCACCGACTATTGGCTGCCCTACGGGAGGGGCTGCTGGAGAGGGTTGCATTGGTAATGCTTGAGGAGGGGTTGCTTTGATGCTTGCTAGTTCAGCAGGTGACACAGCGTTAGTCATTTCTAGTATCTTATTAAGAATCATGCGTGCGTTCTCGTCTTGAAGGAGGGCTGGGTTGCCACCAATAGCTTGGAGGACAGTTACAAGGGTAGCCATGTTGTTCTGCTTATCTTTCTGTTCACCTGTGATGTCTACCTCCAGTTCCCATTCCATATCTTTGAAAAACTCTTTCCAAGTAAGGTCTGATAGTTCATCTGGTACGAAGAATCTCTGGTTGCCCTGTTCATCTAGCTCTATCTTTACTCCATCAATTTCAATCTGCTCGTCTTCTGCTCCGATGGTAGGCACTTCACCTGTCGTGAGGATATGATTAGCTATCTTTTGAGCGAGTCTTTTGGTTGCTTCGATAGGGACATACTTCTTGTCTACCTTCTCAATGCCTTGTGCGTCTAGCGTTGCACTGATTTCATCTGCAGTGTTCATCTTCTTCTTCAAGTAAGGCAGGATATACTTCCTCATCATTTCTTCAACGTGCAAGCCTTTGTTCTCGGTCATTATCTCAAAGAGAGAGTGATTCTCTTGTAATAGGGCTTCCACTTGTCTCCACGCTGTTCCTGATGGTGCTGCGGTGCCCATCATAGACTCACTGATACCTGTGATTTCATTACCAAGAGATTTCCACTGTGATTGGAAGTTCTGAAGTGATGCGATGTCGTTTGAATTGTTAGCCAGCTGAGTAAGCGGTTGGTTAGTTGCGTGGATTAAGATGTCTCCATTCTCAATAGAGCTAAGAGCGTTCTGTCCTACGAAGTTACCGTCTGATGTTTGGAAGATTAGCTTGGAAGCTAGGTCTAGTTGGTCTTTGATACTCTTGACTGAGTGATTCATCATCCACTGTGCTTCAAACAAGTGTTCTACTGCTCCGATACTCATTGACCGCCCATCCTCTTTGATTAGGTGGGTAATCATGTACGGGTGATTAGTTTCTTTTCCTGAGATAAGGGTGAAGTCATCAAANTCTCCTTTCTCTTTTCCTGCTACGAACGATATGACGTGCATTTGTTGCACATACTCATCCTCGTCTNTGTCTTTACCTGTTAGGNATGAAAGAGGCATATCTCCGTGTACTTCATATACTTTGATGAAGTTGTCTTTGTTGTCCTTCTGGTGTCCGTCAGTGGTCTTTCGAGTGGTGGTAGCATCGATAAGTTTCTTCACTATCTCTTGGTCATACCCTTTCTTCTTAGATAGTTGAGCTGGAGTCATCTCAAGAACCTCGATGGTTACATCATTATCAAAATCTACAGCGTCTACGATTAGGCGATTCCACGGCACTACCATAGCGTGCAGTCCTTCTCCGTTCTCTACGAACTTAACTACCGCAGAGCCATAGCGTGCTAGAGTCCTGCCCCATTCGTTAAGGAACGCACCAAAGTTGTCCTTTCTCATCCAGTTCTG